CCAATTTGCGACGCGCCCAATACGCTGACCCGCAAATTCCAGGAAACCGTTAGAGCCGCTGTAATACGTCATGGGTCAAGTCTAGGTTCAGCCCACAACAGTGATTAGCCGCACCGTTGCAGTCATCTGCTCACATTCGCCGCCAACTTGGCTGAACGATGGTGCTTCTGCATAGCGCCATTGCCCGTCACCCTGCACACGGGTTCCACTGATCCAGCCCGCAGTCAGTGGCGTTCCAATCGTGAAGGTGTACGTTGTGCCCTCAACACTGTCGTAGTGCGCGGCGATCTCATCAGCTTCGGCTGGCGTAAGACGGTCGTAGGTCAGATCCAGCGTGGCTTGGCGGCGTTGATCGCCATAACGAATCCGAGTCTCGGCGCCGTTCATCGTTTCGTACGCTTTTACCGGATAATCGCCCATCGAAATGGACCGCTTGTTTGGCACCAGATTTGGGAAAGCCATGGTTAGTAGGCGTCAGGAGTTGAGGGTGTAATCGTGATGCCGTCTCCGTTAAATGTAGTGCTTGAGATCTCGGGCGGGAACTCGGAAGCCTGTACATTCACCAGCCCTTCCTGATCCAGCTCAATCTGATCAATCACGTACTGCTGGGTGTTAATCGTGGTTGAGCGTATTGCGAACAAGCTGCCCCAGGCTTCTGGTGTGGTGACTTGTCCGTTTACGACGGTGATGGCAGCTTCCTGCACAGAGTCCTGACCTTCCTTGTAGTACACGGCGTCATACGCTCCATCGGGAAGCTTGACTGGTGTAACGACTTGACCGCCGCCGGTGATGGTGCCGACGTAACCGCTGGATGCTGTCGTCTGCTCGATTGCCACTTGGATAAAGTCGCCGGGACCGATGGGCGCTTGGTCGGGCAGCGTTTGGAAGCTGATCGTTTTGGTGACGTACTTCCGAATGGCCATGAAGTAACGCGCCACTTTTACGGCGTGGTCGTGGCTCGTGCAGAAACCAGACAGATCAATTTGTTCCATCGGATCACTGGATCCACCAGCCCAAGTAGCCAGCACAGTCATCGTGCGCGGTAACTGGTTTTTGGGATTACGGCGATAGGACACTGCAGCCTGGAACGGCCGGCGGGAACTTTCGGGGATGTAATCAACCTTCAACGAGCCAGCGATGATGTTGCCAGCGGTGAACATGGCGACAGGGCTGCCAGTAGGGATGGCAGGTTGCAAACCGATCTTGCCGTTCTTGACAACCATATTCAGTAGGAAGTACGGCGCTGTGCTCTCGATGAACGAACGCAGATTCTGCCGGTCGCTAATCACGCCGTCGAAGAATAGACCGTTGCTATTGCAGTAAGACGCCGCCGAAGTCAGTGATGCCTGATCCACCATCGAGGAATTCAGGTTCGAGTTCTGCGCGGCTTTTTCCAGCAGATAGGCGACAAGTTCAGGGAAACTGTTGCTGTTTTGTGTACCTTTACCGATCCAGCAGTTGAGCTGCTCAGCAGCGGTGAAGTTGCGCGAGCTTTTGATTGATACGCCAGCCAGTGTTAAACCTGCGCGGCTTGGAGAAAGGTTGCGGCGAACCTCGTTGACGTAAACGATTTGGTGTTCAGGATTGTTGTCGCAGCTGCGTGCAATCAAGTTGCCGTAATGGCTAACTTCCATGCACTGTGTATTGGTCTCAAAGTAGCGATCTCGGTAATCTTCAGAAGGTACAACAGCGGGTGTATTGTCCACGCCCATACGTGCCGTAATGTTGTAATCACCACGAATAGTGTCACCAAAGTTCCTTGAATTAAAGGGATTTTCGTCGCTGATTTGTGCTGTATAAATACAGTTGTAGTAGACAGCGCCGTTGGTTACCCATTTCTCGCTGCTTGATGTATTGTTTTGCGGCATTTGCCACTCTGGATATGGATTGCCTTGTGAATCAGTTGCTCCAGAACGAGATGCGTCTGAACTATTTGGGTTGTAGACTTCTTGGCTTACATGAGTCCATTCGCCGTTGACGTAGCGAGCCCGGAATAGAACAGTAAGGATAAGGCTGGAGTCGCGGTAGCTAACAAAATCCAGCACTTTGCCAACAAGTGTGTTATTTGGGACGTTTCTAGATTCACTGAATACTTCCCACATCCATGCTTCTTTCAACTTATACAGTGCGTTGCTTCGATAGCCCTGCCATTCGCCATCATCGGGGCGATACTTAGTAACATCGCTACCATCATTTTTCTGCCACATGCGTGGCTCGTACTGACACTGATCAGCACGGAGCTGCTTGCCGGCAAAGACAGCAGTGATGTTGTTGCCGAGTGAGACGCTCAGGACGCTGCTATTTCCGCCATCAGGGTCATACGTTTTTGAGTAGACCCAGTAGATCGGGTGATCATTATTCCGGCGGGTGATGCTAGATCCAGACAGAGGGGTGAACTGGTACTCAATGTTGCGAGTTGCGCCATTCTCAAGGCGAATGAAGTTGTACTGATCCTGCGGGACAGCGCCACGAATTGCGAACAACACATTGGAGCTGGTCCAGGTATTTGGATAAACACCGTTTGAATCCGGCAGGCGGTAACGGATGGTGAAAACGGCTGTCCGCATAAAATGCTGGGACATGGTGCCGTTGGTGACGGATACATTGTCCGCATCCATGGCAATCAACTCAGCCGGGAACGGCAGCGTCTTGAAATTGCAGATGCCGTTGAAGCGGCCCCAGACGTTTGATTTGATGCCTACTTCGATAACGTCACAGGCACGAGTTGTGCGGATACTGGCTGCTGTAAATCGCAGGGCCGGGTCGTTGCCGATTCCATAAACGGCACCTTGCGAACCGTATGGACTGGTATCGCGGGAAATGATTCCGGTGTGCCCGATCGAGCTTGCGTTGACAGTACGTGGTGCAAATCCTGGATCGACGTCTTCTTTAGTGGTAAGGGTGATGTCAATCGTTGAAACTGGATCGTCTTTGTAAATCTTTGGAACAAATACGTCGTTTGTGGATCGTGCCGTAACGCTAAATAAACGTCCGCCAATCAAGATCTGTTCGCCAACCTGGAAAGTCTCGTCGGCGGCAATGCACTCGGCGTCGAGTTCAGAGTTGATGTCGTCTTCCGGGACATTCTTGGTAAACGTGCTGCCCGAAAGCCATACGCCCGTAATGCGGAAGGTGTTTGGCGCAATCAGACCTTGCCGGCGTGGGAAGCCTGTGCCAACACCCGGCATACCTTTACCGGAATAACCGCAAATCTTGCGGCGTTCTTGACCTGTAATTTCCCAGCCTTCAGAGTCGCGTTCTTGACCGATGCGTGAAATCACACGCCAGTTGACGCGATAGTTCGTGCCGTTTGGTACAGGATTGGAGATTCCAAAAATGGTGCTGTTACTTGGGGTGTATGCCTGGCTGAACGATGGAAAGCGATGACCGCTGGGGTCTCCACTATTACGTCCAACATCACTGCCGTAATGTTTTACTAGGTCGCCGCTGGATTGTGTGCGCCAGTAGAAAGCAAACTGTGTATCGTCAACAATATTTAGAGCATTATTTCCAAGCCAAACGCCCTCAAGTTCTGGGCGGTCAACACCAAATACGCCAGCGGTGTACAGGAATTTAGCCGTCTGAAATCCGCCCCAGCTGTAGACACGGGACCAGATCAGTTTTGGAGCAATAACGACGCCGCCGGTTGTGCCGGTGTACCGTGTCCAGACCAGGGGGACGGCATCGCCGTAAGTTGCAATCTCGGCAAGACTGTCGAAGCCGTAAATCGGCGCGTAGCGGTCGCGCCCTTTAACGCTGCCAAGTTGGCGTTGTTTGACTTCCTCTGGAGCACCGGGCGGTTTTGGTGTGAGTAAGTAACTGATGCCTGTAAACGCCAGGCCGATGGCAAGGTTAATTAGTACAGCAGTAAGCGATACTTCACATCGAACATCGGGAACAAGGTCGTAATCCGCTGGGCGAACATAATTACCTTTTGTTACTTCTTCTTTGAACCATTGATACTCTTCCTCGCTTAATCCTGCGAGTTCACAGATTTGCTTTTCATACGGAAGTAGTGGGTATTGGCGGGTAGACGCTCCAACGGGCACCAATCCACTTTGCTGCTCTTGTGGCTCATGTGCATTACTCCGTTGCGCCATAACACTCCAAAAGCCCAGCGGTTTTCAGGCAGCAACACCACGTCACCAGTGTAGAGCCGGCCGTCAACACGGGTTCCCCACCGGTACAGCGTTCGTAAGACTGTCCACGTTGGCTGTTCGTACCAGTCGGGGTTGAACGGTGGCGTTGGGATTTCAAGTGCATCCAACGTGTGATACACCAGCCAGATGCAATCCAGTGCGCCGTCTGGATCGCTGCCGTTTGCGCCCAGGCGGTATGGACGCCCTAGGAGGCTGTCTATCCGATTCGCACGTTGCCGCTCATAGGCAGTGGACCCACCAAGTCTTCCGTCAGGAATCGCCATGGAACTTCGATACCAACAGCATCCAAGACGCTGGACAACTGGAGCGTAACGGTGGTTTCGTCTAATGAGCCAGAAGCAACTTGTCCGATGTAGCTAAATACCGGATCTTCGTTACAGATTTCTTCGACGGTGACGACAGCCCGATCACGAATCAAGGTTTCCAGCCAAGACTGACTGAGGGCGTTTGACGGGAAAACAAGGCTGGCTGTGATGTTATCGCCAGAGCGATTTGCCACGGCACCACTAAAACCAAAGGGCAGAAAATCACCGTTGCCCAGCTTGTAGTTTTGGTAAACGGTGCCGTTCAGCGTCAGGCGGTGACCAACGATAAGTGCAGTCATAATCAGACTCCTAATTTGCGGCGAACGCTAGGGGCACTGCGCAAGGTGTTGAAGGTCATGGCTTGACCCATCTTGGCGGCATCCCTCATGCCACGGGTGAACTGTTCTTCGGTCACAAAGCGCATCCCGTTAATGTCGGTCACGTTGTAATTGATATCGAGTGCTTGTGGTGCTCGTTGTGCCGGAGCGTTGCCGCTAAGGACTGATTCGCCGCGGGCGCCAGCGGAATACCTGGCCATGGCGGAAGACATTTTGCTGGCTGGAATGATGTACTCAGCTTCACCGCCTTCACCAACCATGCCCATCGTTGGACTGGTTACCAAACCGCCATCAGCGAAAGCTTTGAAGCCGCCGGGGACATATCCCCCTTCAGCAAAACCAAAGGCAGAAAAAGCCTGCCTAATAGCAAATTTAACAAACATCATCCCAATTTCCTTCAACACACCAGACGCAATCTCTTTTAATGCGTCACTCAAGCTTTTCGTCCCATCTAGCAGGCTTGAAATACCAGCATCAATGGCGTTGACAATTCCATTCTCAATGGTGGAAGCAATGCCGCCATACAAAGCCTTTAGCTCGGCAGCTCTTTGCTTTTCTTTTTCCTCTTTTTTTTCCCTTTCTTCGCGCTTCTTTTTCTCCTCTTCTGTTTCCTGTTTTGACCTATCAACCTGTCCTTTTTGAAGTTTAAGTATTTCTTTGATCTTGTCAATTTGCTCCTGAAGTGCCTTTGCTACATCGCTTTCGGCCTTGAGTTTTGCCTTTGCTCCTTCAAGCTCAGCAAGGCGGAGAGTCAAAAGCTCTGATTGCTTTTCGGCAGCAAGCTCAAGCTGCGCATATTCTTTTGCAAGTTCAGGATTGATGCCTTGCGCCAGTAATTGTTGATATTTATTTTCAAAAGCTAGTCGCTCCGCAGATCCCTTAACAAGGTCGGCCAATGGTTGCGTGAGCTGGTCAACCTCTTGACTTAACGCTTTCTGTAATTCAAGTGCATTTGTTTGCAGAGCATTACGCTCTGCCATCTGCAGATTCAGCGTTTCTTCCGCGCTCTTGGCTTCGTTTAATTTATTTGCGTATTCGCGTTTAATATCATTTTGCCTAACAATTGCCTCGGTGATTTGACGTTGAAGTGGCTCAGCGGTTTGCGCGACTTGCAGCCTGCCTTTTTCAACTGCCAATGCTTCGGCCGCCGCCGCTTTTTGCTTGGCGATCTGTTCAGCAAGACGCTCGGCATCGGTTTTACCTTTTTTCTTTTTGCTTGCTTCATCCTCGCCTCCAAAAGGAGTTTGCGGAATCGGCGTGGGAGTTGGAAGTCCACCA